CGTGAACATACCATCTCCAAAGTTACTCTCAACAATAATCATATTAACTTTGGCATCTCTCGCCATTGTTGCAATCTTAGTTAGATTGCTTTCTGTGTACCCACCACTTAACCCCGTGCATTCCTGCACGAATAGATTACCACCTAGTTGTTTAACTATGGCAATCGCCAATTCGTCTTGTCCTCGACCCGCAGGGTCTATTGACATAACAGAACCTTTGTAGTCTCCAAAATCTTCTGATTTAAACATTGGGTTATAATACTTGTCCCCCGTGAAACCTACTGATGGTAAGTCTTCACAAACGTATTCTGGACTTCCCGCCCAAGCTAACTTAACTGGAGCAATAGTATTATTAATATCCATAACTATGAGATCACTTAATTTTAATGGGTATCTCTCTTTGTCAGACAAAGTTGTATCCAACATAAACTGTAGTGCAAAACCACTACGACCGTAACTAGCTTCCCTTTCCTTTAACTCTAGGTCGTCAAATCTATTAGGATCAACTGGCTCTAGCTCATGGAAGTCTCCCTCAGTAATGAAAGGGGCTAGTTTCTTGTCATACCTGTGCACTTTGGTATTCTCAGGCATTCTTGCAGTCCAAACTCTAGTATTATATCCCCTAGTAGGGAGGTCATTATAAATTGACATATCTGACTGTGGAGTGCCTAAGAATATTATTTTACCATTGGGAGATAAGACGGCTTCAAACTCCTTGACATTATCTGTCAGCTTATCTCTCATACTTTGGGTTAAACTATTATTTAAACTTTCGCAGTCATCTGAAATTATGAAGTCTGCTCTACTCCCTGTTAATTGACCCGTGATACCCACAGATTTGACTGATGGAGAGTGAGCGGCTTTAGCAGGAGCAACATCAAAGGAGACATTTGATCCCCTTTGATCTGCTCTTGGAGCTAAGTGTTTTAATATGTCCATTTCAGTAATTAGTCTTTTGGTAAATGTACTGAAATCATCTGCTCTAGTTTTACTAGCAGATACGACTAAGAATTTTAAATTAGGATTTCTAAGCAAGTTCCAACATACGAATGCACTACAAATCCAAGACTTGCCGATACCCCTAAATGCTTGGATAACTGCTCGTCTAGGAGCGTTTTGTAAGTAGTCGGCAATATCAAATTGCACGGGAGTTGGACTTGGAAGACTTAAATGTCTCCAAGCGATATACAGGAAATTCCTGAAATCTTGGGTTATTTCTTTCATTTTTATACCCTTTAAACCGCACTAGAGCGGCGTATATTGAGTTTTATTGCTTTAGGTCTCCTTTACCTTGTAATACTTCGGAGACCTTAAAAGGGAGCTCCTCAGCAAGTTTCCCTAGAGAGTTGTTCTCTGTAGGAATACAATCTATGTTATTATCCTTTAAGAATTGTCTAGCGACATTAAGATCAGAGGCTTTTACCTCTGGGTCTCTTATTCTTTCAAGTAATTTATCAGTTAATTGCTCATGCAATTTTCCTAATTTTTTCTCTGCATTGTCCATATTATTCTAATATTAATTTTTTAATTGATTTCTGACCCATATAAATTTCTGTTTCAGCTTTTGATTTAATACATTGATATGAAATATTTGAACCAGACTTTAACTGCCTCTCAGCAACTCTCTTACCTTTTAAACATTGAGATAAACTATCTTGTATTCTGTGTTCTTTTATCTCATTATCAGATATGAGAAGTAAAGCAAAAACAATTTCAATCATAATATTTTACCTTTATTAACTCCTTGTTTAATCATATATCTCTGTGTGCCATTAGCACCAGTTTCGACTTCTTTTTTTAAATTTTTTACATAATCCATTTGTTTAACTTTTTTTTCTAAACTTTTTATGTAATCAATTATTTTTCTATTAATGCGATCCATTTCTTAATTTTGCTAGTTCAGAACCTAGTTCTTCAACTCTTTCTTTTAAATGATCTATATTTACTTTGTTGTAACGACTTGCTTCTATTTCTTTTTCAATAGACTCAATCTGACCTGCCAAATGTTCGATCAGCATGTAGAGCTCAAGATTTTTGGGTTCTTGTTCAGCTTTTTTTAAAAGGTCTGCTTGAAATAAAGTATCAGCAGTTTCAAGTTTTCCTAATCTTTCTTGAATTTGAAAAAAACCATATAATCCAGAACAGATTATAAAAATTAAAGCAATTAAATTCCTAATAGGAAGACTTAAAGTTGTGCTGTCGTTGATTTTCATTTGTCCTCACATTGACACCCAAAATCTTTATGACAAGTAGGACAAAGATTATTTAAATTTATTTCTTCTGGTTCTGGGTATTGCATGTCTAAAACTTCTTCAATTTTTTCTACTTCTTTTTCCCAAAACTTTTTAAACCAATTAATTATTTTTTTCATTGTATTATAAAATTATTGCGATTACTAAAACAACACCTACAGCAATTACAGTTTTTCTATGAAACAACCATAAATGCTCTAAGTTTCTTTTTATTTCTTTTTTGTCCATTATTTCTTTCCTCCCTTAAATATTTGTGTTCCCTTAATTCCGTAAATACTCGCCACGACCAAAATCCACAAATTTGTGAACCATGACGGGAGCTGTTGGAATTGTTCGAAGAACTCTTTTATTTTTGCAGAAGCATTAGGGTCATCTGAAAATACACCCCAAGCGATCACCAAAATTGGCAACGTGAGAATTACCAAAACTGCCTCGTCTTTCCAGTCCGATTGTCTTGCCTCTAATAATTTACCAGAATATTCTAATTCCCCGTTTGCCATTTTCTCAGCATGTTTAGCTTGAGCATTTGCCATCATCATTTTTGTTTCTTGTTTCTTTTTGTAGATATGCGAACCCGCATTCAACGCTAATTTTATTGCACTAAGCCACACGATATTTACCTCTGTTTAGTTTTTTTGAAGTTATTCTTAAGTTTGACCTACTGTTATTTCTTGGGTTTTTATCCCTATGATCTATGTCTTTACCATCTCCTTTAGACACAGCTCCCGCCGCCATTAGTCTACGTCTAGCTTTATTTCTAGAAGCTCTATCTAATTTTGATTTACGAGAACTTTGAAATTTTCTGTATTCTTCTCGGTAGTTTCTGCTAGACATGATTATTTTTTAGGAAATCCTGCTTTCATTCTTGCATATGCTTTAGCAGTAATTGTACTTTTCTTTTTACTTCGTGAAGTACCTGCTTTTTTTCTTTTGTTCATATTTGCATATAGTCCTTTAGGCATTTACTTTCTCCTTTGTTTGTTTTTCTTCTCGTGGTTGTTCCACGCAATTAAATCTAATATATATTTTATGTTCGTTAATTTGTTCTTTTCCAACTTCTTTTGTTTTTCTTAAACTTTCTGTGTAACCCGCTTCAAAACAATCATAAAAATTAGTGTAGGTATTAAAATGATGTGGAGGCATACATTCTCCTGCAACACCAGAACACATTATTAAAAATAAAGCTATTTTCATTTTTTATGTTGTCTCCTTTTATGTTTGTTCATAGAAGACCATTTAATACGACTTGGGTTTTTTGATATTGAAGTTTTTTTAAAACGACTTCTTGTTTCGTGTTCCTCTTTATTTAAAAGAGATGATTTCTTTTTAGCCATTCCATTTGATGACCCCTACTATTGTTGCTACTATTGTTCCTAAAAATACAAGAACTTGTACCATACCTTTACCTTTAGAAACGTCAGTCCTTAAAGATTTAACTTCTCTTTTTAATTCGTTAATACTATCGTGTAGTATTTTCATGCGTTCAGCACAAATACGTTCGTGGCTAGAAAGTCTTACTCCTGCTGATACTTCAGCAAATTCTTTTGGAGTAATCTTTTTTCTAGGCATATTAATAAACTATTACTACTTTACCGTGTCCACCTGCTGTATTGAGTGTACCTGTACCAGAACGACCTGCACCACCTGATGCAATGCCACTGCTATAATATGTATTTCCAGTTTGAGGTGCTGTTGAACCACTACCAGATGTGTAAGTTATTGATGAAGCGTAAGTTGGGTTTGCGTATGATGAACCACCTGCACCAGATTGAGCATTAGTGTGTTGCTGACCGCCGTCTCCTCCACCACCGCCATAGTAGCCACCGCCACCACCGCCAGCTGCACCAAAGTTTGTGTCAACTGTTTGTGAACCACCTGTAGCATAACCACCTATACCTGCTACACCTGCTGTACTTGAATCTCCACCTGCTGAACTTTGTTCTAATCCAGAACCTCTTGAACCTCCTGCTGATTGTGTTCCACCAGTAGGTACTGTTCCACTTCCATTTCCATTTGCACCATTAGGGTGTCCACCAACACCTCCTAATTGTGCAGTTTCTTGATCAGGTTGGTATAAAGCATTTCCTCCACCTCCACCACCTGCAACTAAAATTCTTGTTCCATTAGGTGTGTTTCCGACAGTACCAATGTTAATCTCTGAACGACCACCACCTGCACCACCAATTCTTTGTG